AATTGGTTAATAAAGCTCTATTTAAAATTGACACCCTTGAAAGATTTCTTATAAAAAGAGGTGGGGCTGACTATGATGAGTTCACCAGAATGAATAGCCCTAGACAACTAAATGAAAAGGGACGTAAATTATTTAACGAGAGTGGAGCAAACGATTTCTTTGAAAACAACAAGCAACCTCTACTTCGTTTGTTAAATTCTGAAATATCAGAAATGAGAAACAAAACAGCATTAGATGTTGATTCTTGTGCGGCAAGGATATGTTTCAGTGTATCTAACAATAAAGATTTCAAAAAAATCAAAGATTTCGTGTACACTCATCCAGTATTTGAAGGCACGAATATAACCATTAACACTATTGCTATGTTAATGGGTATCGAGTTAAGAAATGAATACTTGAAATTGCATCCAGAGATAGATCCGATGTCTGAATAAAATATTTTAGCATCAAAGTGATACATGAACTTTTAAAATACTGCCAATAACCTAAAATTAAAATTTATGGAAGAAGAATATATCGAGGATGATAGTATTGACTCTGGAATCTCTATTAAACTTGGGAAAAGAACGGATAGTTTTGAGATGCTAGAAAGATTGTGCAAAGAAGAAGCTGAAAAATTACGGGCAACCATCGAGGTTCCTGATCACGGGAAGGTTTCGGTTCCTTTTTGGAC